TCTCATTTGATCATAGAGTTTTAATTGGTCAGATGTTAAAGTTATATTTCTTTTCATGTAAATTTTATCGGGTAAATCAAGGCAATCTTCTTTTAAAACCCTATAAGAAAAAGGTTTTAATTTTTCAGACAACTCTCCTAAATTTTTAAAACCAGAAACTAATTGAATAGAACGCCCAGATATATGAGCAGTTTTCATAATAGCATATCTCGTTCTAAATGAATAATAAGATTCATGTTCTAAATGAAAAGGATCTAAAAAAACACATTGAGAAAATAAGTCTAATGGGTTTTTAGTAACGGGAGAACCTGTCATAATTCTTCTATATTTAGCTTTAGTAGAGAGTCCAACAATATTTCTAGTTCTTTGTGCTTTAGGATTTTTAATAGTAGTACTTTCATCAACCACCATTAAAGTATTATGAGACACTAAAAACTTAGATGCGAAGTCAACTCCTTTTTGAGTACTGAAAGCTTCCACATTCATAATAAGAATATGAAAATCTTCCCCTGTTTTAAATAAAGTATCTAATTTCTCTCTTTGAGTTTTTGTAATATTTGCTTGCCACAATATAGTCACATTCTCTATGTGATCTGGTAAATGGGTTGGAAGTTCTTGATTATACCAAGTACCTATTACTCCTTTAGGTGCAACGATTAAAAGGCCATCTATTTTACCTTTATCATAAAGCATAGCAGCATTATCAATTAATACTTTTGTTTTACCTGTACCCATTTCCATGAAGTAAGCATAGGTTTCTTTATTCCACGATTTTTCTAACGCAGTTATTTGATGTGCGTAAGGTTTGGTCTTAAATTTATAGTTCATAATTTTTCTTCTTTCTAGTTGACAAGATAACAATGAATCACTATATTGTCAAGTATGAAAGAAAAAATAGTTTACGTCATACAAGAAATTCCAGGTACCCAAGCGGGCAAGCCTAAAATAAATATTATGGGTGCGTCTAAATACGGAGAATTTAAATTTCTATTACCAGAATTTTCTCAAATAATTTTTTCTCCAGGTCCTTTAATTTTTAAATTAAGAAAAAGTTTAAAAGATTTTACGACGGAGGATTATTTATTATTGACAGGAGATCCTGCAATTATAGGTGTGGCATGTTCTATTGTTTCTGACATGACAAACGGTAAATACAACTTATTAAAATGGGATAAACAAGAAAAACAATATTATCCTATTGAAATTAACTTATACGAGAAAGGAGAAATAAATGAGTAGTATTAATTTTGAAGAGGACCAAGCAAAGGTCATAACTAAAACAGAAAATATTCGATCGTTAGCTGATCAAGTTGAACGATTGGAAAATCTTAATCAAGAAATAGAAAATGATGAAAAAGATTTAAAACAAAAGAAAAAAAATTTAGAACATGTATCAGGAGAAATAATTCCAACTATGATGTCCGAAATGGGTTTATCCCATCTAAAACTTATGGATGGATCTTCTGTAGATGTTAAACCAAATTATAGCGCCAACATCACTATAGCAAATAGAGAAGCGGCGTTTAACTGGCTTCGTAATAATGGACTAGGAGACATAATCAAAAACGAGATACTCGTGTCTTTTGGTCGCAACGAAGATAACAAGGCAGCTGATTATGCTGCTCTTGCACAAGAGCGTGGGTATCAACCAACACAAAAGTTGAAGGTTGAGCCCATGACTCTTAAAGCGTTAGTCCGTGAACGTATTGAGGCAGGTAAAGACATGCCAACGGAACTTTTCAACGTATTCGTTGGAAATAAAACAACAATAAAGAGGAAACAATAAACATGAACCAAGTACAAAGAAAAGAAGAAGCAGGTGCAGTAGCTACGACTATGTTCGAAGCTGATGCAAATGCGGGCTCTCAGAATATGACGCAAGAAGATCTTGCATTACCCTTTCTGAAAGTTTTGGGACAGTTATCTCCAGAAGTTAATAAACAGAATGCTAAGTTTATTAATGGTGCAGAACCTGGAATGATTGTAAACAGCGTGACCAAAGAGCTTTACGATGGATCAAAAGGTATAAATGTTATACCGGTCCATTATGAAAGACAGTATGTCGAATGGCAGGACAGAGGTCAGTCTGGAAATGCTCCTGTAGCAATCCACAGTGCAGACAGTGATATTGTGAGTACAACTACTCGTGATAAATCTTGGAAGGATAGATTACCTAATGGTAATTATCTGGAAAACACTGCTAATCACTTTGTGATTCTTATGGGTAAAAGTCCATCGACAGCGTTGATATCTATGAAGGCTACTCAATTAAAGATTAGTCGTAAGTGGAATTCAATCATGATGGGTCTTAAGCTACAAGGTAAGAACGGCTTATTCACACCGCCAACATATAGCCACATTTATAATCTAAAGACTGTTCAAATGTCGAATGACAAAGGAACATGGTTTGGATGGGATGTATCTAAAGTTGGTCCGGTTACAGATAAAGGTGTTTATGCGATCGCTAAAAGCTTTGCTGAAAAAAACAGCAAGGGTCAAGTGAAAGTTAAACACGGATCTGACGAATCAAAAAGCGATTCACCATATTAATCATCTAGCGTAAGCTAGGTTCCTAGGATTGGGCGTGGAAGCGAGAGTGGAAACGCCCAAGACAAAATTATGATAGAAAAATTTAAAGAAATATTTAAAGGCTTAGAAAGAGCCCATGGTTGCACTAAAATATCTGCCCCAACAGAAAATGGTGTAAAGTTAAAAGGACAGTCTTTTGTAGTACGTCAACCAGTAACTGACGATCTCTGGAGAATGCATTTACAAGGAACACAAAGTTTAGGAATTATTCCAATTAATGAAGATAATCAATGTGTATGGGGATGTGTAGATATAGATTCCTATGCAGGTTTTGATCATAAAAAATTAATAGATAAAATTAAACAATTTAAACTACCCTTGCTCGTGTGTAGATCAAAGAGTGGCGGAGCACACGTCTTTCTGTTTACCGCAGACCCGGTATCAGCAGAAAGAATGAGAGACAAACTTACAGAAATAAAAACATTACTAGGATACGGCGGATCAGAAGTTTTTCCAAAACAAATTGAATTAAAATCAGCAGATGATACAGGTAACTTTTTAAATTTACCTTACTTTAATGGTGACCAGTCAACGCGATATGCTTTTACAGGTGATGGGGACGCAGCAACTCTTGAAGAATTTTATGAATTGCATGACTACATTAAACAAAAAGACATAACCAAAATTAAAATAGAAAGACCTACATCAGAATATTCAGATGCACCACCATGCATAGAATTGATGGCATTAAATAAAATTCCAGAAGGTGGTAGAAATAATGCATTATTTCATTATGCTGTTTATGCCAAAAAGAAATGGCCGGCAGAATGGAAAAGTAGACTTACAATGTTTAACATTGCAGCGACAACAAGTCCGTTAAGTGAATCAGAAGTAGATATAATTAAAAGACAACACGATAAAAAAGATTGGGGCTATAAATGTAATGATACTCCAATGTGTAATTTATGTGATAAAAAATTATGTAGAGAAAGAAAGTTTGGTATTGGTGATGAGATAGTGTTTCCGGCATTAACAGACTTACAAAAAATTAAATTAGAAAAACCATATTACTATCTTAATGTTGATGGTGAACGTTTACACCTGGAGAATGTTAAGTTTTTAAAACAACAAAGTTTATTTCAAGAAGCATGTATGGAACAGTTAGATTTTAAACCACCAACCGTTAAACCTAAAGATTGGGACATGATAATAAACCCACTGATGAAGAACCACGAACCTGTGGAAGCACCGGAAGGTGTAACAACAGCAGATCAATTAAGAAATCATTTAGAAGAATTTTGTTTAAATAGACACATTGGAACAGCTATTACCGATCTTAAAAATGGAGGTGTATGGAATAATGAAGGATTTCATCACTTTATATTTAGCAAATTTTATACTCACTTTTTAATTAGACAACGATGGGATATTAATTATCAACGTACAGCTCAGATGTTAAAAGAGACATGCAATTGTGAAGATAAAAGAATTGGTAAAGATAAAATATCAGTATTTAGAGTTAAACAATTTGATAAAAGAAATGATGATTATGTTCAAAAAGAATTAAAACCTAAGGATGTATTTTGAAAACAATAGTACTAGGACCACCAGGCACAGGTAAGACAACTACATTATTAAATAAAGTAGATGATTATTTAAAAGAAACAGATCCAGATAGAGTGGGTTACTTCGCATTTACACAAAAAGCTGCATATCATGCCAGAGATGAAGCAATTAAAAAATTTAATTTAACCGAAGATGACCTACCTTATTTTAGAACACTACACTCATTAGCATTTAGAAAATTAGGATTAAAAAAAGATCAGGTAATGCAACCTAGACACTACAAAGATCTTGGAAAAAGACTTGGGTTTCCAGTAACTTATGCGGAACACCAAGAAGATCACGGCGGATTTTTTACTTCTGATAGTGAGTTCTTACAAATCATTAATCTTGCGAAAGTAAGAAATATTACATTAGAACAACAATATAACAAAAGAGAACATACCCAAGACTTAGAGTTAGATAAATTACATGATATTGCTGAAGCTTTAAGAATATATAAAAAAGAACATAACTTAATAGATTTTAATGACATGATTTTAGATTTTGTTAAGTCAGATTTATCTCCTAAGT